CCCCCCCATAGGTTTTCCTATGAAAACCCATAATGGTTTGTGATCGTCAATCAGTTGGGGCCACCACACTCGTGGCAGTGGGCTTTAATTACCGTGGGCGACACTCCACGGCTTGCAATGTCCGATGCTGTACAGCCTACACCGGAATAGGCCATAACACACGCGGTATGTGACGGTAGGTTTGTTTATATTTTGTCTTTCACTTCATCAAGGACGTGACCCGTTGAAGCAACCCCGACTTGGCAACGACATCCGCAATGTCAAGTGCCCCAGAACCGAGTTCTGTAGCGCGCTTCACCATGCCCGCCCAATCCATGTCAGTCGTGGGTTGGTGGAACTTGTGAGACGAACTAGCAGGGTTGAATAATTCAAATCGGGTGCGGTATTCCTGGCACACCAGCAAGTTAAGGGTAACGCCATCAGGATTGTAAATAACAATGGGCGTAAAACCAGTTGGGGTGAGGCTGCCCTGCCACACAGAGGTGGAAGCTGCGAACCCACGATACACCTGAGTAAAATCGGCAAGACGGTTCATGTTCAATGGGTGTGCATCCACTTGGATGCCACGCAAAGCCAGCTTCGCTGCAGCGCAAAGCCTCGGTGCCATGTATGACACAAACATGTTACTAATGTCCTGCCCGGTGTAAACATCGTCCCCGGCATACTGAGGTTGGACCTTAAGCTTGCCAATGTACAACATGCCAGAGGTATCCTGCAACGAGTTGGCGTTCATGATCTGCACTGAGCACGCTGAGGGTACCACCTGAGCGTGCTCACCAATCCCGTGGCTCCCCAATAACGGCATCTTGTAAGGGTACCAGGCAACTTCGCTTGGCTTCTTGGTCAAATCCTCGCAGCCCAGCGCACAAACGTCAGCCCAGTTCCTGCCGAACCCAGATGCAGACGTCGCACTATCGTTTGAGTATTGCCATGTACCCACAATAATTAGCTTATCATTGGTGGAGATCTGCCTCGACCCCCGCGTCACCGTGTACTCACCAACGGCGCGCGGCAGGGCGAGATGGGATGGTGAGAAGGCGTTCCATGCGTCCAGCATCAAACCTGGCGCTTTCTTGCTTCTTTTGCTCGCCTTCTTCTTCTTCTGTGGTCGAACCTGATTCTTCGACGCTCCAAACGCAACAGTTGCAGTCCCTCCCGCGCCGGGAGCTATACCCCTGAAAGCAGGGCCCCGACTCCGTGGAGCCCTTCTTGGGCCAGCAACCTGCACAACCTGTGACATCCTTGATGTGAGTTAAGACTGCTAATAAAGCCGCCGTGATTGCTATGACCTATGCCGATCAGGCCCCAGGTCACATGGGCCTAACCCATTAATTCATATTTACAATTGCCCTCGTGGGATTGGTTACCCACAGTCAACCATTCCTAACCTAGTCAGATAGCCCGCGGTCGATCACGCCGCCTCTTAACCCTCCCCCTCAAGCAAAGGGAGGCAGTAGACATAACATGAATGGGAATCACCCCGCATCAGCCAGCGTGCTCGCTGGTGGCACCGTGCCCGGCCCCCGCAAAGTGCGTTCAGCCCTGACTCAACGTGAGAGGTCTACTGGAGAAAAACTGCTGGTGTTGACGAAATGGCCCTGGTTTGATTCCTCGCGCCAGGTCGCTTCGTAGCCATTCCTTTCAGGGATTCCAACTATCCACCCATCGCTGGTTGGTAGCCAGTGTTGCCACGCAAACGGCGTGCCAAAGAGCCTAGTCCCCGTTCTGTAGGAGTTAAGGTGGCCAACCCAAGGAGGTGACTAAACCCCCCTCTCCCACGGCCTTCACCCCAGACGCCCCGGATATACTGCGTCAGCCGGCTCGCCACTCAACACTGGGCAGTGATGAGTGAAGAAGAATAAGCCTCGGTCAACGGGCGGACTCTACCTACGCCCGGACGACTCCGGCGGGGGGGGGGCAAACCCCGGTATGATGCATTGTCGTCTTCCCTCTCTCACCATAGGCATTTCCTCCTATGGCCCCAGGACTTTCCAGCAAAGTGCTGAATTAAGTTTACAGCATCGGCGTGAAACCTGCATGTTTTGGTATGCTCAAGACTTGGCGCCTATTGGCGCCAAGTGGCTGGGAGGCTATCTCTAAAGCCTTCCCAGTCCGCAAGTCGGTCGTAATCCCACATGTAGTCGATGAAGTTGCCTTTCTCATCTTCGCTACACCAAAAGCCTGTGGCTTTGAGCAACTTGTTCTCGTCCCAGCATGCGTTGTTCATGGCGCGGATGTCATCTTCCATCTCGTCCTTGTCGTCATACGCAAGGTGGGTACGCATGTTGAGGTCATGGGTGAATTCCCATCCGCACGCCTGGGCGTACTCAAGGAATTTGAATGATATTGTTGGGCACAAGCCTGCGAATTCATATGCTCGCGACATGGCGGCGGAGCCGGCCAATTTGACGCAAGTTGCGCGATCGTCAGCCTTGAATGCCTCAATCATTGTGGGAGAGCAACTTGTGCCCGCCCTGGAGAAGCAACGGTCGATCTCTGGCATCAACATCCATTCGTCCTTCTCCTTATCGAACAACGGCCCGTAATCGTCTAAGCCGATGTAATACCCCACGAACAAAGCCCTGTCCTTCCTAATTTCTATCTTCATGTTGAACCCGATGCGCTCCCAAAATTGCAAGATGCCCTTGTGGAGTTCCTTTCCTGGTTCAATCTTGGGTGATGTCACAAGGAACGAATCGTCACCTTCAAACGCGCTGTTCATCCAACGATTCACACCAGTCACATCTGTACCGTAACGGTGGCCTGGGTCGAGGAACAATTCGGGGTCCTCGAAAACCGCACAATGCCACCCCACGAAATTCACCCACCAATTCAGGCACGAGGTGCCACGATGGCCGCTCCTCCTGATGGCGTCAATGGTGAACTTCTGCATCTCCTTGTTCTTCAGGTACAAAATGTCCAACTTCTCCTGCGCGCAAAGAGAAGCGTGGGCCAATGCCCAGGTCTGTGGGTCTGCGTTCATAAACCCAGTGACCAAATTCGCGACGTGATTGATGACGGGATTTTCTACTAGTTCACGTATCTTTGCGCTGCACGTCGTGTCCCATGCGCTCCCATCGCCTTCAAACACTGTCACCGATTTCTTCGCGACTTTTCGTGGTGCTCTACACGCTTCCATGACTCTCATAAGTGCGTCCCTCTTCTCCATGCCCTTGATGCCTTTCTCTGGGAAATGCTTCTTGATAAGCGATTCGATGCAATAAATTGTCATGAGTGCCATCACTTGGCCCCTGTCTTCATCTGCAATCAACAACCGTGGGGCCTTTTCTTCGGGCATAGGCTCAAGTTTTACTGCAGCTTTGAGCTTAAACTTTGGGTCTATCTCACGGCACAATCCTTCGATCGTATCCGTCATCCTCGTACTGGTCCACTTCTTTGACTTGATCTCGTCATAGATCAAGGTGTGGAGCAAGTCGAGCACCTTCTTCGCAGAAAAGGGTGCGTGACGTTTGCCGTGTGTGGATTGATAGACCATTCTCTTAATCTTCAGCTTATCTCCATCATTTCCAGCAAAGGGCAGCTGCTTCTTTTCAATCCGCTCTTCAATGGCTTTCCTGGCGTTCAGGAATTCTTGTGCGTACACGTTAGGCTCAACTGATAATGGCTGTGACAACACCCCACAAATCTGCTTGGTCCCTTGGTCATTGGTCGTCTGACCGACAACCCCGACGCCGCAGTCCTTGCGCACGATGCGCCCTTCCACAGTGGCACGTATCTCTGCGTCGTCCCCATTGTTCGAGCCGGCCTTGTGTTCGTTCACGTATTCCTCGCCTGCCTTCTGATATCCCAACTTGTTCTTCGGACTCGCCTTCTTCTTGTCACCGCTATCATCTTCATCATCACTCGGCGGTGAACCCTTGTCGGTGTCTCCTTCCGTAGCTTCTGGCTCTGGGCCAGTAGCTACGAACCTTCCTCGCGTCCTCTCCAATCTTACCCTGTGCTTGCGTTCAACTGCACCTCCAAACAAGCCGTAACACATCACCAGGTCGCCCCAGCAAGTGCCCGTTGACTCCGCGGAGTACCCTCGGAACTTGTTGCCTTGGCATTTGTAGCAGGACACAGCCCACGCACCCAAAGTGCGCATCGTGACGTCATCGTCATCACCCCTGTCCCACAATTGCAAGCTCCTCTGGTACACAACCGCTCGGTGCACCTTCACCTTGGGTTCGGAGTAGATCTGGTTGGAGATCACCTTGTCCAAGAGTGCATACTCTTTCTGGGTCAAGTTGACCCGCCTTTTGATCACTTCCTCCACCTCCCCAGTGCAACAATTGGGGATTAGCTTGCGACCAGTCCTTAGAGGAATAACTATGGTCCAGTACCCCTGCCGCGTCGAGGCACGTTCCCACATCCACTCCTCCACGTCGCTCACGCGGAAGTGACTCTCCGTCTCGTACAGCATAGAAATGTCATGGCGCCTAAACGCCTTGCCAACCCACATCTTGTACGTGTTTGGTCTGTAGCCCAGCCGAGTTTCCTCGACCGCCCGGTCGACCAATCCGAGATTCCGTTCTGCCCCCCCACGCCCAGGTCAGCGTGAG